AAGAGAAGATCGCACAACAGCTTGAGGGATTTAGCTCCGTAGTTCAAGCAGGCAAACGTATGGGCCTGCAGGTAAACGAAATCATCCAGTCTATGCAGAGTATGTATGGTGGAAGATTCGGAGAAGAGCTTGCAAATGCCGCTGGACGGGAATTCCATCAAATGCGTAGAAACTTCACGGGGTCTGTAGACCAAAGTACCGAAGACTTCTTGCGAGCCGAAGCGCAACGAAAAGCCGGCGCTGACATGATGCAGCAAGTGGAGCGGGCTGTTCAAATTGGTAGATTTGCTGGGCAAGATGCCCGAGGTTCTATAGCTGTGCTGCAGACTGCTAGTCAGCTAGCACAAGACCTAGGCATAGGTGGCGGGGCAGGCATAGCTATGGGCACTGCGGCAATGTCAAGAGTCGCCCTATCTAGGACCATGGGCACTCCGATGACTATGGATCAAGCCTTGGCGTTGTCTCGCGACGTGGCAGCCAAGGGAATGGAGAATCCGTCTGTGCAGGCATTTGCATCCCTCCAGCTTGCGATAAACGCCGGCGTGGTTTCGGAGCAAGAAGCTCAAGGTTTCTTAAACGACTTCAGAGCAGGCAAGGACATCGATCCTGGTGCCGTAAATCAACTGCTGGCAAGCAAGCAGGGAATCAATCTTGCGGCATTTACCGGTAGGGAGGCGGTAGCTTCAGGCATGGCATTAGAAGGTGTCATGACTGATGTTAATAGGTTCTTTGCGCAGAATGAAAAGGTTAGTGTAACCGGAGCCGTAAAACGAGCATTCCAAGAGCAAGGAGTTGACGCCGAAGGAATGGTCAAGGACATGACGTCTAAAGGTGCAGCTGAACTGCAGAAGGCGTTTGGCATGACCAATGAGCAGATTGCAAACATGGACTTTACTCAGTTTACTGCTGCATTCAACAAGATGGGCAGTCAGGCAGATCGAATAGCCTTGTTGGATACCTTGACTCAGTCTGGCGCCATAACCGCCGATCAGAAAAACGCCATCATGTCTAACCTGGGGGAAAGAATAGGTAGATTCGGGTTGGCCTCTGACAAGGGTACGATGCGAACCGCAGCTATTCGTCAAGCAGAAGAAGCAGAGCGAGCCTTGCACGGCGGTATGACGACAATGGAGATTACGGCCACCGCTATTGCCGAGAATCAACGCGCCTTGAATGAAGCCTTTAAGCCCACGGCGGGAATGCAAGACGATCTTAAAGAAGGGCTAAGCAAGATTAGAGAAGCTAAGATTGAGGAAAAGAAGAAGGGGGGTCTAAATGACGCAGAGGCTGCAGCTGCCGTAGATGCGGACGGATATACCTTTGTAGAACTTATACAGGCGTCATCGAAAATTACCGCTCCGGGCATGCAAGAGGCCGTAACAAAAGAACTAGGAAAAATAGAAACAGAGCTTGAGCAAGCCACTCAATCTGGCGACACGGCTCGCATGGAAATTCTACAACGCCGCAAGGATGATATGGCTGCGTACCAGGATATTCTTTTGGAGCAAGACCCGATAAAAAGAGCTAAAATGGTAGAAGAGCTAAAAGCTAAAGTCGAGGAAGACATCATTGAGCAAAACAAAGCCGAAAGAGAAAAGAAGACCGAGCAGCAGAAACAAACCGACGAGGCTCAAAAAGCGACGGTTTCCAGTGCCAAAACACTTACAGATTTGCTTGCACTACTTGTATCTATAGCAGAAAAACTGGGTGTGAGTGTAGACGCCCTTAAGAGCCTTAACGAAAAGATTGAATAATGCCAGATCTATTTCCACGTTCAACAGGTGCAGTCGTAAGAATCGAAGGGGCAACCCCTGGGCAGATGGCCAGCATTGAACTTACTGGCGGTTCTGCTCTAGGCCCACCAGAGTCTCTAGTAGGCGGAAATGCTAATATTCTTATATCTTCAATTGCTGTAAGTCAGCAAACTCGCATTGCTTACTTTAGCACTCTAGGTCAAGCTCTTTATATCTACCCCCTTGGAAACGAGATGTCCAAAGCAATTGTAAGTGGCCTGGCTCTGCCTGCGTCTGTATGTGGTGGGGGCGCCAGAGACTACACTGCAGCCGAGAAGATCATCGATTTCTACAACAGGAATAAAGCTTCAAACTTTAGTGCCGCTATAGACCCCGTTATCCTTAGTTTGCCGCCGGTGACTCTAAAGGGCTTTATTGAAGGCATGACCTTAGAGATTGGCAGCGGGGCGGCTGACTTCGGCTTTGCTAGGTTCAGCATTACAATGTCAATTATTCCTAAGGATTAGTATGCTATTTTTCTCAAGCACAAATCCTATTCCTGTAGACGCCCCCTTTGCAAGAATGCTGGCAGGGCGTTTTGATTTACCGTTTGTGCCTGGCGTTCCCCCTATTTCAAATAACTCTACAAAAGCTGCCACTCCGGAAATAGTTCAAGCGGCGCAAGTTCTCGGTCTTGACTCTGATGATCCTGAGTTTGTAGCTCGTAGAGTGCGACACCTGGCTCAGATTCTTAGGTCTAGTCGATTTGCTGCTAGGGTGAATTGGAGATCGTATTTAGAGCAGCTGGACAACGCTGCGCCTATTTTCGACGAACCAGATAGACTTACTGTTGAATTCATTACACCTACCCTTACCTATAATCTTTTAAAGACAGGCGAGCCCGATCCGCATAGAAATTTCTGGAGAGTGTCGGTAGATGGGGTATACCCAAACTTGAAATTTAGTGTTAACGGTAGCCTACAGGCTCAATTCAGTTCAACCATGAGCAATACAGCGGTAGGAACTTCTGGATACTCAGTAAGCTTTAAATGTTCTGCAGGTACTGGGGACTCTGTTTCATTGGTTGGCTATATTAGAACTCCATACTCCGGAGACTGCATGCCGATCTATAACGCTATAAAAACTAAGTCTGACTTAGTCATTGCACTGACGTATAACAATTCTGAGTATGCGGATACGATTACTCAAGGGGTGGCAATCGAGGATGCAATTGCTGCCTTCATCCTTGCGGTGAATGATTTCTGATGGCTAGCAATGCAATTGATAAGGCGCACGCTGCATACAAAATATCTGTTGACTTAGTTGTCAACGGGAAGACTGTGCCTGTTGTAGATGCGGTAGTCGAGTTCGTACTTAATCAGATACCGATTGCCAGAGTTGTAGTGCCTTCCGGTGTTACTTTTAATTCCAACGCCAGCGGAGGATCTCAGCTTTTAGACCCACAAGATCTTACAGGTAGGAAGCCTGCTCAATTAAAAGTAAAAGGTGTGGGTAAGCCACACCCTACCGGATCAAAAGCAACCCCTACTGCAGGTGTAGATACAGTACTTTTTGACGGATATGTACTTTCAAGTTCAGCAGACTTCAGCACAACTGGGGTGGCTACAACTGTTGTGCTTGTGCACTGGATGTACGATCTTGATTTGGCGTCGTTTGCCTGTGGCGACTTTGACAAGAATGCTCCGGACTCCTGGTTTACTTTGCAGGATTCCTCCTTGCCTGCCAAAGAGCACGCTCAGCCTACTTATATAGGCGAGGGCTCTGTAGTTGCTGACACTCAATACGTAACTAGCGATTGGTTTGAAGACATCATTAAACCTGCCGCTAGCTACAAAGCCAGCCAGCCTTTGAGTCGATTTAGGAGTAAAGCACCCTCTAATAATGCAGCAGCAGTTACTGCTTTAGGCAAACTTACCTCTAAAGGCAAACTAAAATTAAACTCAAAGGCAGCAAGTGCTTTAGCTTTAGGCCCATCTACTCTAGTCACTCATGCCATTAATGAAATGGTCGGTACTGTCATCTTCACTGGCACAGGCGGCAGTACAATTTTTGAGAAGCTGGTAACCCTAACCTCTGCATTTGGCGCCGTAATTGCCCCCAGAGTAGACGAGTGCTTGGTCATGTCCTACAACCCGCTAGGACCAGTGGATGTTGAAATACCAGACTCTGAATGCGACTTTGGCGGAGGTTCTGCTAACCCAGCATTACTGCCGATGGGCGCAATTATGTATGGTGGCGGTATTAGTTCATCTATCGTAAACATAGATAAAAGCATTATTGAAGATAACTTCATAGGCCAGTATGTAGCTCCTCTGCAGGGCAAAGTAGATGGCGGACCGTTTATTGTGTTTCCTACCCCTGACTACCTAAGCAGCATTCATACAAGCCAAGCTCCAGATGGTCAGTTTAAATCTAAGGTGGGAATAGTTCCTGCTACCAGTCCTACACCTCCAAAAGCCAATAACACGCAGCACTCTATACCTAAGGGATTTGCAGACGAAATTGCAAAGTCTCACTATTTTTCTAAGGTGTTTGCTGCCAAGACCCAAGATGTGCTTTGCGGTTTCCGGCTAGACGTCGCTCCTGGAGACTGCGTTAAGATATATAGAGCTGAAGGATCAGCATCTGGCGCTAACGTATCTGGCTTGGCTAAAAACTGGGTAAAGCGGGGCATAGTTGAATCAGTAACTTATACGCTCTCTGCTTCTAGCAGTAAGATAATGACGTCGTATAGACTGCGACATTTAATGGAAAAACAAGATATAGATATGTTTGGAATATCTGATAAGGGAGAAGAGGCGGCTTTGTTTCAAAACAAACCAAGCAATACTGAATCTCCGCTCAAAAAAGTGTAAAATAGCAATATGGATCCTGTACCAATTAAAAAACTATCTCTGGATGATATGTATGCGACTTGGGCTAAAACCCAGGATAGCAGCCAGATGCAGGCGATGTTGGATCAGCTGAATCCCGATATCGATAAGGCTGTTTACGCCTACTCAGGATTGAATGCAGGGCCGGCCGTAAAAACCAGAGCCAAGCTGCTGGCAGCCAAAGCCATAAAAAAATATACCCCCAACTCCGGCTCTTCGTTGCGCAGTTGGATCTATACTCAGCTGCAGCCTCTAAACAGATACTCCCGGGAGCTAACCCCTTCCCCAGTTCCAGAGCGAGCGTATCAGCAGATAAGCGCTCTCAAGAAATTTGAAGCGGATTTTTATGAGAACAAGGGTAGGGTTCCCAGCGATGGAGAGCTATCTGACTTGACTGGTATGTCTATACGGCAGCTGAATAAAGTCCGCGGTATGGACAAAAGAGTCTTCAGCGAAAGCTCCACCGCCTTTACTGGCGAGAATCCAGTGACCTCCCAGGAAATTACAGTAGCTAAGAATCCGGGATTTCAGAAAGACGTCCTGGACACCATGTACAGTTCCTTTACGCCGCAGGAACAGGTCATCATGGAGCATAAGCTGGGCTACAATGGTAAGAAGATAATGAGCAATAACGACATTGCCAAGAGGCTAAGAATCAGCCCAGGCAGAGTCAGCCAGCTCACTACAACAATCGCCGCACGACTGGATGAATACGCCCAGCTCAGCAGGAGGGGCCAGTGAATTCAGTAACTCAAAAAGTATTTGACGCTCTGAAAGAGGCAACCAAGAATTCAGCCAATGGCGGTGGGGTGCTTGGGTCTGGCGCATTTAGACTTCTATGGGAGCCCAAGGAGTTTAATAACAACTTTGAAGAGCTGGCAACTCGCTTCAATAGAAACGAACTTGCACAGCAGTTTATATCGACGGTTAGCCAAAAGTTTAAAGCATTTGATGCTATGAAGCAGCAAGTGCAGCATGACTTAATAGCAGCTGCGCACAGAGATATGGCGTTTCGCTACTCAGGCCGAATTCACAGAATACTAGATGAGGCGGGTCGTCGTAAAAACATTCAGACGGATAAGTCTGGGCTATTAGCCAACATGCAGGACAACGTAGAGAAGTTCTTAGCTGTTGAGGAGGCGCAAAGCTAATGGCCGTCAGCCAGTCATATCTTGGCAAGATCTCTGATATATGCGTACTGGAGACTCCCGCTTATGGCGGCCTGGGCCCAGTCAACGTTACGATATCTAACTCAGGATCTGTTATTGCAGGCCCGTATAAGGTTGCACAAAAGTTCTTTAAGTTCCTGATGACAGAGCAGGGGTCTGTGCCCAGTGAGCCTACGTACGGGACAAGATTTGTATCTAACTTATTTAGCGGACAGATACACACTGCCTTAGCTTTGTCGTTTGCATTCTATGCGGAAAAAGACGACATCTTAAACTATATTAAAAGTTCTGTACTTGAGCCTACACCGGATGAGGCTCTGCTTGACGTCCAGCTGGAAGGCCTTACGGTTACCTTGGATTCGGCGGTTATGTCTTTCCGGTTCTCGTTTAAGGACTCTTCAGTAATCCTGGTACCTGTAACCATTTCAACGGTGTAATATGGAAACCCCTCTAGCTAATCATTCCCCTGATGCTGTCTTCTCAAAAGAGGAGCAGATCATCGCATTTGTAAAGGCAGCCTACCCCACCATTGACCTCTCTGCAGGCACAGTGCTTCGGGACTTGGTTGTAAAACTATATGCCCATCTTGAAACGCGAATACAAGAGCAGATTGATTTGGCTCTTATCTCTAGCAGTCTGCTTGAAATTAGCAGAAGTCCTAATGATGTAGACGATACTCAAGTAGAACGAGTATTGTCCAACTTCAATGTAAGTCGTGCAGAAGGATCTACAGCTAACGGAATAGTAAGACTTTTCTTTTCGTCGGCTAACTCAACTGTAATTACGCCGGATATGCGTTTTACTTTGGGCGGTTTACTATTCCGCCCAGCAGGATCCTACGTTCTTGTTTCTGAGGCTAATTACACCGGAGCCTCCAATCAACGCATCTTAGAAGCGTCCGGATCTTTGTTCACAGCAACTATTGATTTAATTGCTATAGATTCAGGTTCTTCTGGGAATATTCGAGCAACAACAACAGTTACAGGCGTCACTCCAACTATTTCCACGCTGGTGTCTGCAAAGGCTGATTCTGATTTTACAGGTGGAGCAGACGCTGACGACAACGTTGCTCTACTTGCCAAAGCCAAAGCTGGCGTTATGGGCAAAGTATTCGGAGGCAGAGATCACATCAAAGCTAAAATTAAAGCTGAATTCTCTGGAGTCAAAGATGTAGGCGTAGTGGGCTTCCTAGACCCAGAGATGACCCGGGACCTGGTAGATGGCGTTCACATTGGTGGCAGGGTGGATTTATTTGTAAAGACTGCAGCTTACCCCTCCCGTATACAGGAGAGGGTTGCGGCTCAAATGATTTCTTACGACGTAGCCAATCAAGAGGCTTTGTTTGAAATCGTGCTGCCGACCTCTAAAGCCGCCGGCATGTATTCCGTGGAAAGTATCAAGTCCAATCTTACTCAACAGGCAGGACTTGAACTTGTATCCGATATCAGAACCCTGGACGGCAATACTCGACACCTAGTTCCAAACATAGAGTCTGCTGCCTTTACGGCCTATCAAAAAGCAACTATTAGATTCTTGGTTCCATATCCGCAGATCAAGGAAGCGGCAACCGCTCAAGCCTTAGTCATTATAGAAACAGGTTCAGAGTTAAATCAAAATTCTTGGCTGCCTTTTGAGTATGTAGAGACGTCTACTAGTGCCCCCTATCCCACAGCTCCTTATGGGCCTGCTAGTATCTTTTTAAATCAAAATGAAGGAGTGGTGGATTTCTTCTATTTCTACATTGAGTACCTCAAGATGCCAAACATCGTTGAGATACAAAACTACGTAGACTCTGCTGCAGAACGAAGTTTGAGCGCTGACATGCTGGTACACGCCCCTATCCCGGGAATGTGCAGTCTTGAAATGCGCTTAATTAAACCAGCAGGAGCGCAAGATCCAGACATCAATGCTCTCAAGGCAGCTTTAGTCTCTAAGTTCAATTCTTTTGAAATGAGTAAATCCATTCCTGCCAGCGCTCTTATACACACAGCCTATCAGAACATACCAGAAGGTTACGTGATAGATCTGCCCGTACACCTCTATGGTGTAGTCATAGGTCCCAAGCTGGAAAAGGACATCATCTACTCTTCAGATGCCCTTAAACCCCCTAAGATGCCTCTGCGCGGCTTAACGCAAAATACCTTGGCATTCTTCCTTGAGTCTGCTCTTATTGACATCTCCATCGTGGAGTGCTCTACCTCATGACAAAGCTGTACGCCAAACGGCTTTTAAACTTACTGGGCTCGTTCTGGAGCCGGCTATTTGGCAATGGTGCTCTACTGCGTCAGCTTGTCAGGGGACAGCTTGTAACACATGAGCAGTCGGAGCAAAACGTCAGTGATCTGGTTAAGTCTGTAGGCAATCAGGAAATTCCCGCAGGACGCACTACTAGTTGGACTAAATTTGTTTTTAGCTATTACAATCAAACAAAAATTGAGCATGGGGATCCTAATAAGAAGTATGGACCTTATCCAATAATTTACAGTTACGGTCAACTAAATACCGACGTTATAACTTACGACCTGCCAGAAGAGTTACTGTCTATCCCATTTTTATATGACAATATAGCGCAGCCTACAAAAGTGCTTACCGAAAATATAGATTATAAAATTGAAGACAATAAACTCTATTTTAGAACTCCCCTTAGACTAGATGGAAAAGAAACTGTTTTCTACGCTAGAAATGTTGTAAAAGAAGCAGGATTTACTACTAGTAGACTAGGTTACGCTTTAGGCGTAGCTCTATCGGACGAGGTGTATTCTGTTGTCCCATTTAAGCATCTTTGGAGACTAGGATCATACGGTCCCAACTACTTAGATATGCTGACTATGTTAGGCTCTTGCGCTAACTCCCCAGTCACACAAAATGACGAGCAGGTTGAGTTAGTTTACGCAGATGGGCCCACTACAGTTGTGGTTACTGATAAGGCAGGATACGCTGCCCCTACAGCTAAAATAAACGCACTTAAAGTAGGGCAAGCCATTCCACAAGGCACATCTTTAACCAGCAGCCTACAGATCATCCACGATAAAGATGTTTATGTAACGGAAGCTATACCGGCCCCTTACAGAGATCGTAAGACCTTTAAGTACGGTAAAGAGCTAGCAATCGCTAGTTCTATGGTTATTATCAAGGCAGATATTCAGGGTCCTGCAGCTGCTGCACTTAAAGTTTTTAGGCAAACACTACCTGTTGACGTAAAAGTCTTAATATTTACCAACATTAATATAGCGGAGCCTATACTTGCAGGCACCGCTTTTGGCTTTGACTGCAAAGCCTCATATAGCATCATTACTCCAGCTCTTGCTATAAACGAAAGCCAGGTTTCTGTTAAAGCCACTTCCCGGGTAAAATACTCCACCTACGGATATTAATAATGGTCACAACATTCACAGCAGAACTCCCCTTAGGAATTGCCAAAGCCGTTGCCGAGCAACCGCATAAAATGTACTTATACTTAGAGTACACAAATACGGTTGGCCATATTCCAACTACATATACAACTGCTGCTGCTATTCCTAATTTTTCAAATCCTAAAGACTACTATAAGCAGTTATCAAATAAAAACTACCTGAGAGTCCAAGCCATTAGAGATCCAAATATAGTCTCGTCTGTAGCAGGCAGCGTATACACAACGTCTACTAACTTCTTTGGACAATCTAGCGGCACTTCAGCTGGGCAGTTGGCTGGAGAACCTTTTGGCACAAACTCTATCTGCTACGGGGCAGCACTCGTGCTGGCCGTAGATGAGAGCGAACCTAGTTCCGATGTTGTCTTGGCTAGAGCTTACTTTACCGCAGCTGGAGAGCGCCTTACCAAAACCGCTAGCTCTGAATTGTTCGTAACCTTCCCACTCACCGTAAGCGTAACGGCACCATAATCCTATGAGCTCCATTCAACCCTGGCAAAGCGTAATTGAGACGATTAAAAACGGTGAGCCCATCACCGCTGAGGTGGCCAATCGCGCTATTGCTCAGCTGTCTTATCGCACCCAGCACCTCAAGGATCGCCAGGATGCACAAAGTCTGGCAGCTGCGATCTTCATATCCGGCGCTCCATTTACAGACGACGTAAAGACCGGACATGCGGTTTACTTCAATCCGGTATCTGCAAAATTTGCTCCAGCTTATGCTGACATGGAGTACAAGGATGGCTATCTGCAAGCCTCAGAAGCTTCTACGGTTGCCGGTATCGTCGTATACAAGGATACCGCTAACTCCGGCGTCATCGTAGTAGAAGGCTTGGTTAATCCTTCTCTCTACACAGCTATCGACTGCACCGGCGAATCTATCGTCTCTAATCTTCTTTTAAATCCTGCAGATCGTGGAGTGTTGTATCTGGCCTCAGGGTCTGCAACTGCCGGCTCTCTGACACCTAAGCCCGGCTTACTAAATATCCCTATTTGCACTCTGCTTGACGATACGCACCTTTTGGTTCGTCCGCCAATCACTTCGCCTTTGGATACTCAGGCTCTTCGCTTTCAATTGACTGCAAGGCCTGCCACGCCAGAGCTTATTCTACAGCGCGTCTTTGGTGGAGCAGTAGAAAACTTCCCGGTTCCTGGCGCCGCTTCTGCCCTAACAGTAGGCACTACAGTTCAGCTGTACAGCCACTCTTATGCAACTCCTGACACTGTAGGAGACATCTACCTTACTGGCGAGGTGCACTCGCTCACCTCAAATGAGTTGCGCCTAGTAGACGTTGTACTGACTAAGTATGGAATTCAGCAACTTAATGCAAACAGTGCAGACTACGATTTAGTATTTAAAGCTGCTGCGGGCATAGGCCTTGCCGTAAAAGTACCCAATACCGGCACGGGGTATAGAATTAGCTACGGCGCAAACAGCTCAACAGCAGCTACCATTACATCCTACATCTCTCCGATTGACGCTACTTCGCCTAACGTAGGATATTTAATTAAGGGTCAATACGTAGACTCAACTCTACCGGGTTGGATGCCAGCTACATCTCAGTACTTCCCAGACTCTATCATTCCTCCAACCGCAAAGTATGGCTATAACTTTGCGGCAGATAAAGTTCTACATCAACTATTTCCAGAAACAGTAGTTGGTGCGTATGTCGTATCTAAGAACGGCATAGCCCTACCAGACACAACTGTCAAAGCCGGCAGTAACGGCATTTGGTGGGCCGATTCGTTCCTGACAGTACCGTGGAATAAGGTTGGCACTAAGCATGTGTTGCCAGACACCAACATAAAGTTTGGCGATTGGTCTCTAAACGACGCTAGTCAAATCGTACCTCCTGTTGATCTCACCTTGGTGTACACAAAGCTGGTAAGCGGTGGCATCAAGGTTGTAACTAGCTTAGAGACACCTGCAGATTCGCCAATTACAATTACAGATCCAGACGGCAGACCTGCAACAAACGGCCCACTGATTATCAAGGCAGGCTTTACAGTCACCGATGCTTCTAATACAGAGCCTGGATCTCTGGTCGTCAAGGACATTACCAACTTCACGATGAAGCGTGGCCGTGTGGTGGAGAAGCTCATCGCAGGTACAAACATAAGTCTCAACTCCACATTTGCCGGAGGTCAAGGCGAAGTGACAGTTGGGGTGGTGGGTCTTGACGGTAAGCTGGAAGGGCAGCCGGATATCTTGACAATTGATGATGTCCTTATTGAGAAGGACTCGGCAACAAATGTCTTCTATTCTTCAATGCCGCCCGCTAAAAACTCGTCAATTCTTGGCAAGGTAGATATTCCTGCTTATCTAGACGGTAACTACAAGTTAAATCTTGTTATTACATTCTTGGCGCTGCATGCTTCTGGCGCCTCAGCTATGCCTAACTTAGAGCTTAGCTGGGTAAACATGAAGCCACCACCGACTGCGCAAAAGTACAATCTAACAAACTCTACTCATGTTACGAGTGGCGCAATTTCTGGGGGATTGCCAATCCTAACTGGAACGGCAATACCTAAAGACTACTTTATTAAAACCGTAGAGCTGGACACCGCATACGCAGGAGGCGAGATCTTCTTCCGGCTTGCTCGATCGTCATCGGACGCCTACACCGGTAAGGTAGGAATTCTTTCTCTGCGGTATAGATTTATAAAGTTTACTTAAAATTGATATAAGCCAGGCGTTCAGTAAACTAGGCTTCCTGGCTTGGAGGCTTTATGTCTGCAATAATTGGAACTGAATGGCTAAACTCAAACTCACTAAGAAACTATCCTCTTAGTCAGCTAGCGACACAACAAGCCAACAACTCCTCGTTTGAAATGCCAAACGAGTTGTTTGTTGATATGAAGTTAGCGGTACCCTATATAGCTGGACTTAAACCTGCCGGCTTCTATATCAGCTCTATTACGGTCTACCCTCAAGGCTTTGTCTTTGAGTTGGGATACGACGGAGAGTTCCAGGCTCCGAGTATTGCCGTATCCTCTCCTGTGGCATTTGCGGGGTTTACGCAAAATACCTCAGTGACGATTAAGGGTATCTCCTCCAGCTCTATCTACGATTTTTCTCAAATCTCCGGCGTGGCGGTTATCGGAGACGTAACAAAACTACAAGGTGCCGTAGGCACTCTTACTTTTAATCTAGCGGGCTCTCGGCTAGAGTCAACGGTTGTCAGCTTTGGGCTTAAGAGAATTAGTGGAATTAGAGTTGTCAACTCCGGATTTACTACACCAGTTCTATCGGGCCAGATCTCGCTACAAAGCGGGTCGAATCACAGTATTGCAGTTACTTCCTCGCCTGAGTACAGCTCTTTACGGTTTAATGCTGTAGACGGAGGGGGCCTGGCAGAAACTTGCGACTGCAACGATATTGAACTGAGCCCCTGTATTCGAACAATAAACGGCATACAAGGTGATGCCCAGGGGAACATTGCTATTGTCGGCGGAGACTGTGTCTCTGTTGTAACAAGCAGCGACGGTATCAGCATATCGGATACTTGCGCAAAGCCTTGCTGTGGTTGTAACGAGTTGCAGGTTGTCGTAACTGATACTGAAAACCTGAATGATCGACTTACAGAGCTTGCTTTGCAAATCACGCAATTAGCCTCATCTGTAGCCAATCTACAGAACGTATGTCTTAGCTCTTCTACTGACCCAACTAGCTGCGCGCAGGATCCAGGTTGATATGGCACTACGTAAATACGCTGCAGGCTTTCTTGAGGAGTGCGAGTCTAATGGCTTGCCGTTTTTAACAACGGCAGCTAATGGCAATCCTCCTATTATTGCTTTTAAAGTATTTGGTTCATTCAGCCCCAGCATGGCTTATCTGGAGCACGTAACTATTACGTCAACTTTAGGGGCAGGGCCTAGACTAAAGTGCAATGTAATAACTGGATCTGGTCCTTTATTTACAAGACAAAACTTTGAGACCGCCACCTCAACCACAGGTGGCTCGTATTCGTCTACGGCTAGATTCTACATAACCGAAGAGTCCGTAGGCGGATATACCCACGGTCTGTTAGCGGATACGCAAAAGGGCGTTTACATAACCTATGTAATTTTAGAGGACGTGGGATTCGACTCCTATCCTATTAGCACATACTCTCTTGCTCCATTCTGCCTAGAGCCAGAGCTTGGAGCTGTAGCGGTAGATGTAAACAATAATCTCTTACCTACTAAGCCTATCTGGATTACCGAAGGCTACAACTACGCTTTAGACTACTCTGCAGAAGATCCTGCAAGTGTGTCTTTTGCTGTAAGTCCCGGCGCTGGAGCAGGACTAGTGCCCTGCAACGATGCCATAGAGCCTGACGATGTCATTAGACGTATTAACGGACAAGAGGCAAACGACAAGGGGGAGTACGGATTTCAGGCTGAGTCTGCGGACTGCATAACGGTAGATAGCCGATATCTGCCAAACGGCCCAGAAATTGCCGTAAACGCACACTGCGCCCCTTGCTGTCGTTGTCAAGATTACAAAGACACCTCAGAGTACATCAAAGGTGTAGCGCTGCTGTACTACAAAGCAGTAAAGAAACTTAAAGCACTTATCGCAGAGTACAACAGCGTATCCCAGCAGTTTAAGAATAGAGCAGCCTGTTGCCCTACCTTCGGTTCGTTTACGCCGCGGTTCAGAATGTGGCCTCAGCAGAATTTTAAGCTTCAGATCCAGGCTATGGCGGAAAACAACACCGGACACACCATCCGAGCGTTAAGCATGAAACTAAAGCATGCTGTTACGTCGGCAAACGACATGTCCGCTACTGATGAAAACGGCAACGTATACACCGTTCAAAGGGATCAACCTCTCGCCGTCATTCCGATTTCAGAAGCTTCGTATCTATACTATAAAAATTTAAACCCAACATCAAAGGGATTACAGTTTAGCATAGAGTCACAAGGTGTAGTTGAAACCAATGTAAATCTAGTAACGTTGCAGGGATTGTCTTCTTGCCAGCCAGAGCAGCCTACGGATATTCCTTCTTGTACTGGTTATCTGATGATGACTTCAGGCGTAGTCATCGTAGACCCTATCTTTAGAAAAATTGTTAATCTTAATGGAAGTCCTGGCTCCGTAAACATCAACCTTACTTTTACTTACTACGGCAGTTCTCCAAGTCCAGCAGAATCTCCCTGCGGCGCAGCACAAAATAGAATCATTGCTGAAAACGTAATTAAACAAGTAGCGATGCCCCCAAATAAGAAGTCAGTAAATCCCTGCCCTCCGGCAACCGGATCTTATGTGACTGTAGGATCAGATAGAAGCCTGGCTATCAAGTTCTCAGATGCAGTTCACGGGGTAGGGTCTCTCACGTTAATTTATAGAACTTTTGCAGACAATACTTGGACTACCGCCTCAAGCACCTCTATTGACCTGGATCTTACTGGTCAGTTTGAGGCGCCGCTGGGCAGTATTCCTGCCCAATACACTGGTGCAGTGCAGGTTGTAGTAAAGTACACCCCTCCTGCGGCAGGAGAACCGGGAGCATTTGTAACTAAGTGCAAGGCTGTTGATGCGTCGGACGACGAAGTCGATATTCCAGCAGAAGGTTTTGAGACTGCAGCAACCTTGCTGCTATAAGGAATGCCATGAAAGTAGTTAGCAGAGATTTTCTTAACGACAACGAGTACCGCTCATATCCGGTAGACGATAGAGCTACATTTGAGCCTTACTCTAATACAGATGTATCGGCTGTAAATTCTTTGCTATCTGATATTAAGTTAATTCTGCCGGGGTCTATTGCTGCATGTGCGTTTATTGCCAGCGTTAAAGTGACTAATGCACTCGTCACTTTAACAATTATGGGATCTCAGGCGCATCCATTCTCGCCAAATACTCCAGCGGCAACACTTACCAATGAGCAATACTCAGTATTAGGTGCATTTGTTTTAGCTACAGTGCAGGTACGCCGTAGTTCTAGCCTGCCAGGATCTGTAGTTGAGATTCAATCCGATGTGCCTGGTGTAGGCGGTTGGGTTGTATTTGGATCTGGAATTCTTAACCCGGGGTCTTGGTCTTTCTCCGGGCCTCAGGCTTCAATGATTTCAGATCAATGCGTAACTCGCTACGAATACGGCGGCGTTACTAGCATCGGCCGTCTTAACTTTAATACGGCAGTAGACGGACAAGTTCAACTAGTAGGGCAAAACGGAATTGAAGTGGTGCCTGATGACAAGGGCCTTGCTATTCAATTTAGCGGGACTAAAGGGGAGATACGGCAAAGCCTGCAATCCTATCTTGGACAATGCGGGGGCAGACCGGAATCAAATACCTGTGCATTTACGGCTATTAAAACCATTAATGGATTAGTGCCTCAAGGACAGGATAGAGAACTGGTAATCGTATTGGATAAACCCTTATACGCTACATATGAGGGATCCGGAGATAAGGAAATTGTTGTCGTCTCCTCTGATCTAGAGTTGTCTGCCTTCTGCAAGGGTCGCATCGATATACCTGAAAGCTGCAACACTGCTCAAGGATTTACAGAATTTACAACCAGAGCCTACACGGTAACTCCCACAAGAGTAGCTTTAAGTCCCAATACAAAACTTACATTTGAAATTATTGTAAATGGCTTAGTGCAGTCTTACAGATTTACCTACACGCAACAGCATCCTACTCGCGAAGCTATAGCAGTATTTACCAGCAACACCCCCATAGTCGCATTTGGTGAGACGTTGTTGTACCTACATGTGGATGAGGTTTTGTCTGAGTGGCAGCTCTACGACAATGCAGGTCCAAGCCTTGTAGGGTTTGGTCCGATTGCTACTAACCTTCGTAGCGAATCAGATATTGTCTATCAGGGCTCGCAATACCACATGACCTTAGGGCCAACGACAATTTATGATCAACTGGGAATCACTCAACTCATTGTTGGTATTCAGGCTCCAGATAGTTTTGAAGAAGCCGGAACTTATATACGTAAAAGCTACGGTAGATATGAGCATATATCTAACCCTGGTTATTACGTTGAAATTCAGGGAGCCCCTAATGACGTATGGGCAGTTAACAACAATGGGCTATTGCTAGCAGCAGGTACTTTAGACAACGACGGTAGAGGCGTGCAAACTCAAACTTACGTTAGATCAAACGGCGAATCTGCTATTAGATCTATAGTCATACTAGGAGTTACTTCGTGAACCCTATCCCCCATTTAGAGTGGCGTAATCTTAACTCTAATAGAAACTATCCGTTTATGGATAGCAGCAGCCTTATTTTTGATGGTGGATTTATCCCGCAGAGCTGGATAGTAGATGCTCGCATTTACGCACGGGGAAACTACTCTGAGGGACAACCTTGCTACATCAGCAAGATGGTAAGAACAAATACACTGGTTGCCCTTGAGGTATCTGCAAGCTCTGGATTTGTTTTGGGCGAGGCTGTAATTAAGTTCGGAGAAACAAAAGACATAATTTCTATCTTCGACGGCAGTGTCCTAGCCGGATGTCTAGTGATAGACCCCGCCAGAAGCTCACTGCTGCAATCTGTAGACGAAGGCGAATACTCTTTGACGGCAGACTCTGCTACGTTTCTACCTGCTGTCTGTGAATACCTGCCTGAGACGCAAGTTCAATCTATTAATAGTAAATCTGCAAATGTGATGCTTACAGGTAATGAGGGAATTAAAGTAGAAAGCCTTAATGGTACTACTATTAAAATTAGTATCTTAGGCGACCCCCACTTTACTAGATACGAGTGCGTAGTAAATGCCGACTCTGCTCCAGCGGAAGTATTAGATCTAAACGGAGTGTTTCTTAAAAATCTAACAATCGTACACTACGTTAAATCTGCAGCGGGAGCATTGCTGGGACCTTTTGTAAGCAAGCTAAAACAAAAGCCGGACGGCTCTGTTGTACTGGCTCTCAAGACAAAAGAGTTTGAAGCGGGTAGCTCTGAGCCAGACATGCGTCCGGCCTTTAGAATAACCACCGAAGGTAATTCTCTTATATTTAGTATGGCAGGCGGATGACATGTATACTGCATTTAATCAAATAGCCTATCCGTTAGTCGACTTCAGCTCTGGCTCTACTGAGCAAGTTCAGGCTCTGCGTTCTGTTTTAGTAGACTTTAAGATATATGTAGCAGGAGACAGTTTTTCTGCTGTGCCTAAAGTCACATTGGTGTCGCTACATAAAGCAACAACGCAACCGTTAAAGCTATTCCTAGAACTTAAGGTAGATAGCATCTTGCTAGGCTCTACGATTCTTACTGTGGCTAACGACTCTTATGCTACACAAGAGTTCGTACGGTATTACTTTGACTCAGAGGACTGGCCTGTAGTATCGGGATACAAAGTCGAAGGGTATATTTGTTTAAGCAACGCTCAGACTCTTTTTCAAACTTTTGCAGCAGAGCAACCTGTTGCTATAAATGTTGCCTTTGAGCCAAGCACAGTAGTGGTTTTAAGTAACCATAGAGTGCATCAAATTACCTGTAGGTCTGCCAAGCCGCTCTTACAGCAAACGCCTAGCTCCAGATACGGCGAAGAATCTTTTCCCGTTATGGGGGACGTTAAGTTAGTAGCAGGAAATAACTGCACTATATCTGTACTTCCCGCTACAAAGACAATCATTGTTGGGGCACAGCAAGGAGCTAACGACTCTGGCGATGAGCTGTGCGGAGTCTGGGCTGGGAAAGTAATTGAAAAAGACATTCTCTGTGATGAGGCAATTTACAGCATTTCTGGCGTAGACCCTGATAGCAATGGAAACGTTGACATTAAAGCCGAAACCCCGCTAGCTGTAAGTTCTTTTACAGAGACAGAGCTGGAACAAGTAGCTCCTGCGTTTATACCTGTTGTAAGTCAGTTTCCAGATATAATACGCTTTATCTACGTAGGTCTACCTCAGTCGGCCGGTAATGCTAGCGTGTTTAATTGTGACACTTAAGGAGCGCCATGAGTCTAGATCGATGTATTCCTATCCCGCCCGTAACTGGTCCAGGTTGCATTCCACCTACGGGGACCGCAAACTGCAATACTACGCAGATACCTACAGGTATATGTCCGCCGCCTATTGATCCAGGTCCTGAAGATCCTAAATGCGTTAATGATAACGCACGACGGCCGTGGCCAACACCGCCCCCTGCTGAAATTGGGTGTAACCCTGTAAGCCTGCAAATAACAAACGAGCCTACTGAAGAGGACGATCCGGACCAAACAATTAGACTTGAAGGCTCGGTTACCTATATCTCTGGAGATGCGTGTTTACCTCAAGTAAATCTTAATCTTGTGGTGCCCCCTAGCATTGCTTCTGGTGGGGGCTCTCCGAGTTTAAGCGGATTTGGATATACACAATACGGCGGTTGTGTTCGAGTAGGCCCTGTTCAAGACGCAAAGTACGCTACTCCCCAAGACTTTTTTAGCAACGAGCCAGGCGCTGCCGCTTTTGTAACTAAGACTATACCGCAGATGAACCAGCTTGGAAATTGCGACGAGTTGTGCCAAGCTCGATCTAAGTTTGGCTCTCAAGTTGCAAAATTTAATTTAATAGGTCCAATACTTGCAGAGATAACGGGATTTTATCCCGCGAAATTCTCTGGCGTCGATGGCGACATTTTTGCCACCGGATGGCAATATAGCTGGACAAGATCTGTATGTGTCATCGCCTCAAATATGTGCCAGCCTTTATGTAATATATCGTCTTGGTCTGATTACGACGTAGGCATTGAATACAGCGAGGCTTGGAATATCAAAGAAAACGTATACGGTTATACCTTTGGCGGCTTTCCTGGATTCCTAACTCCAGGCATAAATCTTCAAAATCAAGTACGAGCGGGATTTAAACCTGTACCTATCATGCTTGGTACTCAAGTACTTATTTATGGATTTGTGCCCTGGGGTGTAACCCCTCCGACAACAAACCCTAACACCGGGGAAACTGTACCTGGAAGCCCCGAAGCCTGCGAATGCCCTATAGTCTGGTTCTTTAGTGAGCAAGTCGCATTTGATGGAGAGTGCAAAGAAGAAGATACCGGTACTGCCGGACTAACCTCTATGCTGCCGCAGAGAAACATAACTTCAGCAGGAATGTTCTTCGGATCGCCGGAAAATGCCAATCGAGTTTAACACAGTAATCCACAGGTACTCTATTCAGTCTGGCGTAACACCTACGGCAGCTGAGTTATACCCTGGCGAACTGGCTTTAAACTTAGCTGATAACAAACTATTTACTTTAAATTTTGCAGGCACCGTAATTGATTTGACGGCAATTAACTCTCAGTTTACTCTAACCGGATCCCTTAATGGAGACTTATTAGTATATAACTCCACAACAGGCAGATACGAAGCCACTAGGGCAAAAGATGTATTAGACGGAGGATCGTACTAATGAGCAATTTAACTACAAACTTTATAACTTCCGTAGTGCGAGAGTCTAATCAAGATCCGTACTATCGAGTACAAATAACCACAGGTATTATGGGCACCTCCTCGGTGGCAGATGGAAATCTGCTGCTCATCAAAAGAAAGAAAACTCTAGATGGAGAGGTAGATGTGTTCTACGGAATAGCTAAAGCCGTAGACTTTGCCACATTTAGAAAAGCATCGCCTAATGTTGGGCAAGACTTTTACAGAGCGCACACTTGGAATCTTGTTTTCTACAACCAGGAGACTCTTAACTCGGCTTTAGAGCTTATGAAGAGTCAGATTGATATTTTGGCTGAAGGCTTATCTATCCTTACTAAATACACTAATCAACGTTCAGAAAGCCACATCTCCCCATCCTTTTAAGGTTTACTATGAAAAAGTTTGCAATGACGTATGCCACGGTTCACGGCCTACTCAACAACGCAGAGGTGCGAGCAATCAGCCCTGCCATTAAAGCCGCCTACGACTCCATAGAGGCAAGCACTGCAGGCCAGGGGTGTTCTGCCTGCGCTAAGAAGAAGAAGGCTAACGAAGCTATTACTCAGCTAATCTCGCAACTCCAAGGTGCATCAGACTTAGAGTTAGATAGAATTAAAAAAGCATTAGGGGTAGAGACATTGGTGTTCTCGCACGGCCTTAGTTTTACAGAGAGATAATGGGCAGCTATAACCCGGCAATTCCGTGCTGCTGTAATGAAGAAGACTCGGCAAGTCTCAAACTATGCTGCTTGAGTGTTACTCTGCAAAGAGAATGCCGAACAGCAATTATAGATGAGGGGGAATGTACGTCATTGCCGGGACCTCCCCAAATCATAGAGTACACTAAAAATTATAGAGCTGGAGCCGTGTCCGAGGAAGAGTGTACCTGTGCGCTATGGCAACCTGGAGCGTTTGAAACCATAAATCAAGACGGCACTGAATTTGGTATTGAAGATCGGCTTATTAGCTGCGAGGCCACATTTTACCCAGAGATACCGTGTTCATCAGGTGGCTTTGGCGGCAATCAATGTGTCCTTACACCGGAAGACGAAGACGCTCAAAAAGCGTGTAGCGGCGGAGACACCATATGCACTAATTGGGTGTGTGCACCCTGTGGGCCTGTAAGGGATGGCTGTACATTAAACGGCCCCTGCACCGGCATTCCGTATTGTGAGCCTAAACCTTGCTGCGAGCCGCCTCCAGTGCGATTGTGTTGTTGTAGGGTTATAGAAGATGGGTGTATTACTAGTGTATCCTGCACAGTCTGCGAAGAAGAAACTAGCGAAGGTAGCGGTGATACTTGGAACATATGCTCGTTTATTGGTAACTGCGAACAGTGCGATTTAGATCAAAATGTTCTTATAGTTAGTCCTTGCGATAGGAGTTGCGCGCCGCCGCACTTGGACACCGATCCGGCCGTAACTTGCTGCAGAGACTGCGTAACCTACTATCAGGACCCGTCGACCGGCGAGATACTCGAAGCCTGCGCCATTGCTAAATGCATAACTCCTCCTCCGTGCAACCCCGTCCCCAACCTCCCGCTGTGCTCTTGCGATCCTCCGCGCGTTGAACCTAGCGACTGTCTTCAAATTACACCTAGATATGGAACTATTTATAATTCTGCTGAAAATAATCTTATGTCCGGGATGATATATGATCCCAAGACAAATACGTACAAGCAGAATCGTCTATTCTTATTTGGCTACGGCTACGATAAACTATGAAAGCAATCCACTCTTTTAGATCAGACAAGCTTGGCCCATATCTTGAGATGGTCGGAGGTCCAGAGCTGATAAAGCCGGCCATTTATATTATGGCATTATCTGCTGCAACAATACGCAAACAGCACAAAGACTTTTTGTTTATTACCGATAGGCTGGGCAAAGAGTTAGCAGAAGCCTGCAAGCTGCCGTATACAGAAGTTCAATGCGTTGGAGAGTCATTTGATTCTCATCCGTCTTTTTGGGTGCATAGCAAGGTGCACGCCTACTCAACCATACACGAACCGTTTATCCACTACGACACAGACTTCTTTCTTTGGGACGCCTTACCGGCAAATTTTTTAGCTAACGACGTAGTGGCTTTTCACTCGGAAACTTTTGCCTGGGATAAGTACGAAGAGTACAATAAAAATTTACTTAACGCGGGATTTACCTTACCGCCATTTATGCAAACTTATTGGACTAGCCGAATGCCTATAAATATGGCGCTGTTTGGCGGCAATAACTGGAAAGCAATAAACGAATACGGCAATACCCTGCAGCAGTTTATTGAAGACAATCACGGATTTAACTACGCTACGGACGATCAAAGAGTTACTTTAGGGAAAAGCATTGCTTTGATTGAGCAGCTTTGGGTTTCATACATTATTCAAGATAAGTTGAAAGTGCCGATTGCTCAACTGCTTACAGAACGTAATGTCTTAGAGGGATCTGGAGATGCGAAGGTTACGCACTTACACGGCTTTAAGCAGGAAGCAATGAAATCTGGTAGGACTCAAGAACTCTTGTTTAAACTAGAAGCTAAGTTGCGGGAAGTTAACCCTGAGATATATTCTGCGGTCCGTAAGTTCGTAACTTCCGGCGTAGATATTGATGCTATGGTTTTGGAGGCAGCAAATGGTCAGAATTCCTAAAGATAAAAAACATGAACTTACGCAAGAGGGTCTCCGTGTCTTTGTGGAAGGTCCGGCGCAAATGGCGCTCACTTCACCTGAAGCTCAAAGGCTTGTTTATAATTATGTAAAAGAGGCAGGCCTTGCAGGCTACGGTATGAATAAGTTTGTACCGGCAGATAGCAACACTAGCCCAGGAGATCCCTATCCATATAAGGGTTACTGGTTGATGCTTTCCAATCAATGGAATCAAAAGTCTGTTAATCTATGAGCACGTTATCAAAATCCGAAGAAAAGTTATTTATTAAAAAGCAAGACTGGGAGCCAAAGCTGCTACCTATCTGCGAAGCTTTAAAACTATCTGGATTTGATGTTGCTACAATTGCGGACATTATGACTCAATTACAATTAGAAATAGAAATACCTAAGAAGTTTTCTATTGTCAACAATCGGTATTTGGTGCATCGCCACGGCTTAGTATATGATTTACTAAAGGCTCAAGCGCTACCCGAAGAACCTAACGAACCTAAGAGAATGGCAGTAATCTTTTGGCTGTGAGGCACCATGCATATAAAACTGCGCAACAATACGTGGAAGCTGGTTAAGACTGACCTAGGCTCAAGCGTAAGGGGCGAGATAGATCCTCCCTCGTATATCAACAAAAGCATTAAGTTGTCTTCCCGGTTGCGCAAACAGGGCGAGATACTAGAGGTCTTTTTACACGAGTGTCTACATGGATGCTTTTGGGATCTAGACGAAGAGGTTATTGATAAAGCCGCCTACGATATTTCCAAAGCCTTGTATAAACTTGGTGCCAGGATAGAGATAGATAAACTCAAAACAAAAAGATCTAAGCCTAAATAAGCCAAGGACATACGATGGATATTTGATATACTGACTACTGTAGGCCGCGTCAGAGAACAGTATTGGGGAGGCGTTCTTCCCGCTCAGGACAAGTCTACAAATAGCAAAACCCAGGGTTTCGGCCCTGGGTTTTGTTTTAGCACTATTCAGTTGTGCGTATTAATTCATTAATCCTTTTCTGATAAGCTGGCGTTGGAAATCTCTTGCAAGTTGCGCCTTGAGGCTAGGGTCGCTAAATAGTTCAACGTCGCCTAGATCCGCACCCACAGGAAGGTCTTCCATTAGATCTTCAATCTCTTTATTCTTTCTTGCTCTGCTGCCATAGCCGTAGAGCAGCCCGCCTAGGCCACCCGCTGCACCGCCTATAAGGGCGCCTATAGGGGCGTTCTTTTCCAGGAGAGCTCCAACCCCTGCTCCACCGCCGGCGCCTAGCAGAGCGCCCATTAGCCCGGTTCCTAGCCCTGCCCAGGCAGGACTGGAGAGCTGACTGGAGATAGGATCTGCCTCCGTTGGAAGCAACATAGGAAACATTTGAGCTTTAGCGACGTCTACTTCAGCCTGCTCTGCAGGGGTAAAGTATCGTTTGCAACCAAAGCCGGGGGTGCACTTAATGGGAACATCTACGATACTCTCTGAGGCAAGAGAGTTAGCTTTCTTTGCGGATTCTTTTTTCTTGTTGCCCCAGTTGTCTGCGCCAACTTGTCGGCATTTAGTCAAAGCACCTGATGCATAAGCGGAAGGCCAAACGTCGTATCTGGCCTTGACTTTGCGAGTGCAGGCATCTTCTTTTTTGTCCTCTTCGCTCTTTTTACCCCAAGAGTCGCCTTTGCCCTTTTCCTTGCAGGCTCCGGGAGTTGGGCGACAGGCCGGATACTTCTTGCGGCTTTCTCCTTCAGATCTTCCACAAGCCTT